TGAGGGTATTTGGAGGACTAGGCATGTCTCCAGTTCACTTTGGTGAAGCAGGAACAGCGAATCGTTCTGTAGCAGACAGGTTAGATGTCCAGTTATATGACACTATAAAAGGATATCAAGCAACCACAGCAAATTATCTCACATATTTTATGTTATCAGAATGGCTCATAGAGGGTGGATTTGATGTTGATTTTTCACAACAAGATGATGAAGACTGGGCATATGTAGAATTCCAGGAAATAGATTCTGATTCTCTAATCAAGAAGCAAAATCATGAAACATCTCAATTCGTTCAGAATGCTATTACTCACGATGAGATGAGAAGAAATCAAGGCAGACTACCACTTACAGAAGAACAAACTAAAAGATTATACGCAGATATGATAGGAGCTATCGATGCAAAGCATAAAGAAACTGTGGACAAAGCTGCGACGCAAAAAGTCGCTGGTGGAACGAATCAAGGTTCGAATTCGAAAACTAAGGTAAAGAAAACCTCTTCAGATGATACTAAAGTACTGATTGAATCAAACCTAGTAAGTAATGTTGGCTATCTTCTTTGGTGGGAAGATCTTGAGAAAGAAGTAATAGAATATATAAAAGAAGAATATTCTGAGAACAGATATTTCTCTGATTTTAATGCCAAAGAGATAGGCCAACTATTAAACTTTAACTTTGACAAGATGAAAAATATATACCTCAAAGAGGTTGAAGTGTCCTTGGTCAAAGGGATGCAAGATGGAAAGAACCAGGCTATTTTAGCGGGTCATTTGATTCCTAAGACTATTGATATGTCAGCTACTATAGGATTCTTTGCTTCTGTTAAAAAAAGAGCTGATCCAAACATTAACAATCTAAGAGCACTTCTAGAAAAGAGGCTATCTGAATCTATTAGAATGTCAGAAAACATAAGTCAAGCCATAGGTTATATAAACAGTTCATTCTCTTCTCTAGAATATAAGATTAGCCAAATCTCTAGATCAGAGGTTTCTGCAGCATACAACTATGGAGTTCTATGCATTGCAGTTTTATCTAAGATAACTAGAGTATGGAAAGATGGAGAAGAATCTTGCGAAGTATGTAATGAAGGATTCGAGAGTGTAGAATATAAAACAATCGAAGACATACCTCCGTTAAGCACCCATCCAAACTGTGAGTGTAGAATCAGAATTGTATAACTTTTGTCAATTTAAATATAACCTTTAACTTAATATATAGAATGAACAGAGAAGAAACCTTTTCGGAGGTAATTAGTTCCTTTATCGACACTTATCGAAAGGTTTATAATAAAGAGCCAGACGAAAAAGAATTAAAAAAGTTCGAAAGATGGGCCAATACGATAACCGGAAAAAGAAATCAATGCGGAATGGCCGGTCTTGAAAATCTTCTGAAAGGAATACCCGAAGTAGATGAGTGAGAAAAGATTATATCTTTCTGAGGCAGTTGCATTTTCATTACCTGAGAAAGAACTACAACTAATGAAACTAGAGTTGTCCGAAGGCAGCGACAAAGAGCTGCCATTTGGCATTATTGTAGACATAGATGCCATTCACAACGGCCCAACAAAAAACTTTACATGGTATACAGAGAAGTTCTTCAAGAACTCTTTACCAACCTGGACCACTCCTTTTCCAAAGCCAGTACTTCAAGACCATATAGTTGCTGGGTTTGATTCTGGTATAGATGCAAAAGGTAGAGTAATAGGAGCAAGAATAGAAAAAATAGAAGGAGAAGCTTTAGCTGATGGATCAAAACCAGTAGTCCTAAAGCTTGCAGCTTTCATCCCAGAATATGATGATATTCAGAAAATTGTGGATGGAAGATATCAGACTGTTTCTATTGGTTCAAGCGCATCGAAAGTAACTTGTTCTATTTGTGGTTCAAACCTTGTAGAAGATTATTGTGGTCATTTTAGAGGTAGGGTCTACGAAAAAGAACTGGACGGAAAGACGAAGAAAGAAGTCTGCTACTGGATAGTTGAAGCTGGAGAGGCCAGTGAAGTTAGCTTTGTAAATAACCCCGCAGATAAAAATGCGATTATTACAGGCGTCAGAACGAAACTATCTAAAAACGAAATGTTACCGTCCAAAATAAGCGCACTCTCTGAGCTGTATTTAGTATCTGGCGAAGAAATTATTTCTTTAAATGACGGTGAGCCAGATAGAATACTATCACTAGCAGAGGTCTGGCAAAAGGCCTCCGCAGGAAGTTCCACCAAGGAGAATGATTTGGATAACGAAAGCCAAATGCTTACAGTAGAAGAGCTTGAAGAGCTTTCTCTTGAAAGCGAAGTTGAAGAATCAGAAGGATCAACTTCAGAAGAATCAACAGAAACTACTGATGAAGCAAGCGAAGCCTTGGAGGAAGCTACGGGCGAAGAGCAGAAGGATGAAGAGATTGCCTCAGCCGAATCTCTACTTGATGCTCTAGAAGACACTTCATCAACAGAAGAGGAAACGTCTACTGAGGAATCAGAAGAAGTAGAGACCACTGAAGAAGAAGCGTCTGAAATGCCAGACCTCCAAGAGCAAATCAGTACACTAGAGTCTCAGCTTGAAGAAGCTGTTACTTCTAAGGAAGCCTTGAAAGACGAACTGGAATCAAGGCTAAACGAGAAAGATGAAAAGCTAAGCGCACTAGAAGAACAGAACGTTCGCCTCCGTTCAGCTCTTTCTAAAATGCTAGCAGAACATCTTGTTGATATTGAGTTGGCCTATGGTCTTACCTCATCAACAGAGTATGACGAAAAACTTTCTGAATACTTCGTTCGAGTTGCTAATTCTCCTAGTGAAGTATTCACTAAAATTAGCGAAACTAGAATGAGCATTTTATCTGAACTCAACAAGCGCGTTGAGAACGAAGTTCTTGCAACAGAGGAGTCAGATAACGGTAATTCATTACCACCTGTCGAAGATATTCTAATTGCTGGCTTGCGGGAACGTAAAGCTGGGATTAGAATCAAAAAGTAATATATACAAGCTACGGAGGATAAATAATTCCCAATGGCTGGTGAAAACACAAAAGCCGCATGGCGCAAGTTTAAAGGTAACTACACTCGTGGACGCCTGGTAGTATCGGAGGATCCGATTACTCCTGCTGAAACTCTGTACCCTGACGAAGCGCTGGGCACTCTTTTTTACGATTATGAAGATGATAGATACGAAGTTCTAATTGTACAAGGTACAATTCTTACTCTCGGCGTCCCCACTGGTGCTGGCGGATATAATGGTGCAGCGAAGCCTAAAGTACGTCCGTGTACTGCTTCTACTATTCCATTTGCCGTTGCCCGTATGGACTTATATCGTCCATTCGATTATGGCGACTCACAAATCGCCTCATATATCAAAAAGGGATATATCGAAATTCCTTATATTCCTGGAACAATTGTTCCAACATCACAGACTGGTGCTGGTTACACCAGTTCAGCTTCAGGCACATTAGTACCTGGAGACTTTGTGAAGTCTGACTCTCTTGGTCGTTTTGTCAAGATGACATCAGGCGACAACCTTTCTCTAAAAGTTGGTCAGGTTGTGACTATTGAGAAGTTCGGTACTACATACGACACAGGCATGCTTGAGTACATGAGATGGGATACTTCTGCTTTTGAAAATGAACTTCATGAGCTTGAAGAAACAGATCCTTATCTGTATACAGCTAGCTGGACTGCTATGTACAACGAAGCTTCTAGCCCTTTCCTTGGCCAGCGTGGTATCCGTCAAAACCTTAACGTACAAGGCTCTCAGGGTGCTGTTCGCATCTGGGTAGACCTATAAAAAGGATATGTAATGGATATCAAGGAAATTTTAGAGAACTCTAAAGATAGATTCGCCGCACTAGACGAAGCCTGGAGCAATAATGGTTATTTCCATTATGAGCTAGAGGGTGAGAAGAAAGTCGCTCAGATGACGATTGCTGAAGCAATCACCACAACTGACGCTCCATTCTTATTTCCAAAGGTTATCGCTAGAACAGTCGAAGAAGCTATCGAACCGAATCAGCTTGTAGTTCCACTACTTGCTGAAGTAAGAATCGACTCACGGTCGATTGAAATACCTGCTCTCGGTGCTATGCAAGCGCATGACATCGGTGAAGGTATGCCGTACCCCGAAGAAGAACTACCCTATGCAACTCGCGTAGAAGGTAAAGTAATCAAGCGCGGTCTCCGCGTTGCGTTCACGGACGAAATGATTGCTGACTCTATGTGGGATCTTATGGGTCTATATCTTCGTGCTGCCGGTCGCGCCCTTGCCAGGAGAAAAGAAAAAGTAGCCCAAGAGAGATTTTGGGAACGTGCTGAAGAGGTTTTCACGAACGTACCTTCATCTGCTACTTGGGAAACAACTGGTGAGGATGTATCTGGCGACGCTAACGGTACATACACACTAAACGATCTTATTGATATGATTGCTGCTCTTGTTGCTGACGAGCGCACATTCACACATATGATGATGCACCCACTCGCGTGGACCATATTTGCAAAAGATCCGGTCATCCGGAACTTCCAGATTTATGGAAATCGTGGCGTATACGAAGGACAACTTGTAGGTGGTTCTAAGCCAGCCGGTCGCGACTGGTTTGATCAATCAACTGTTGTTAATCAATTCGCCGGTAGTGCATGGCCATGGATTCCTCAGATGATCCTCACTCCGTTTATAAACTTCTCCACGAAAGCAATTTCCGGTGGAACATCTGGCTCTTTCACTGATGTCTATGCGATTGACGTGAATGATCTTGGTGCAGTTTTACAGCGTGAAGATGTTGGAACTGAAGACTTCCGTGACCCACAAAAAGATATCGAGAACGTTAAGATTCGCGAGCGTTACGACATCGTTGTTTACGGTGTAGATAACATCAAGATGGCAAAGGACGTTCGAGTGGCCGAAAACTTTAAGACGCCATAATCGATATTTCCTTAATTGGATCTGAATGGGTGGGTGTAGCATAATGCTCACCCGCCCATTTTATTTAAGGAGCTTAATATTATGTCTTTGATCTCAAAATTTGAAAACCCAGTAGTCGTAAAGCCAGGAGATACTTTATATCTTGGCAATAAATACGACGCTGTATCCACTAAGTTTGTGGATTTAAACAGAATATCTATGACACCAAATCAATCAATGACTGTTCCTAAGGATGCACCTGCTGATATGATTGAGCACTTGCAGAATTTAGTTGACAATAGGTCTCTTTCCACGAAAGAACCTCATATGTCAAACCTAAGGAAGAAGCCTATTGCTGATATAAAGTCTTTCTCTACTAAACAGGTAGAGGATATGACATTTAGTGAACTTAGATTTACTGCAGATAAACTTAAAATAGAATATACAAAAGAAGATAGTCGGGATTATTTAAGAGAAAAAATCAACGAACAGCTAAAATCACCAGATAAAAGACTTAAAAGAAAAGGTTAGTAAGTGGATGTGATTAATGCTTTGCCAGAAATTCAGGCTTGGCAATTAATTCTATTTGGTTTCGTAATTCCTCTGATAGCATACACTTACTCTTTTGTTAAGTGGATTCTTCCGTATGTGAGAAAGCATCAAGAGGTAGATAGGCTTGTTGATATAAATACAATTATGGAAACATTGCAACCAGTACTTTTTGAAATAGACAACCAGATGCAACTATTAGCAAAATCAGCGGTAGCTACATCAGAAGCTCAGAAATTAATGGCATCTCAGACTTCTGTTATATATGAAACTTTATCCAATATAAAGGCAGATATGATTGAGATAAAGAATAAGCTTCAAAACCTGGAGGGGAAATCATGAAGCTTATAGCAGAATTAAAAGAGTTTTTTGCAGTAGATAAAAAACTAAAAGTAGAACAAGAAAGATGCCTTTTCTTGCAAGAAGGAATGAACGAACAACTGAAAAATCTAAAAAGAATCTCAAAAACTTTGTCTGGCGAATATTCTGAGGCAGAACTAAAAGAAAACGAAGCTAATTGGTTGGTCATTAAAAAGAACAACTTCTTAGAGGATATTGAAACAATTTTTAACACAGAAAAAAAGGAAAAGTAATGGATGCATCTCTATTATTGCAAATACTTTCTATTGTCGTAATAGTTAGTCTAGGATTTTTCTTATTCACATTTAGAACTAGATCCTTCTCTCCTGTCGCTTGGATGTTAAGGCTTCTTATAATTTCTGAAATAACTAGGGCAGCGTCATTCATTTATGATGCTCCATCTAATCCTGAGGCTGCAATATATAGAAACTTAATTGGATACATAGCATATGCCTTTATGCTTTTCCTGTACATTAGAACTAAATATAAAGAGAAAAAGTAACTTATATAAAGTAGTAACCCTATATGGAGGTTTTAATTCATGGCAGCTACTGTCACAATTCGCGAAGTAACGGGTGGAACAACTGGTACTGAAGCGGCTTCTGGAATAACGTCTAGGTTTTGTTTAGCCGACAATGCTGTTCCTGGAACAACTTATCCGATCATAAAGCCGACTGGAACGAACGTAACATATAGTTACAAAAAGTCTTTCGTTCTTTTCGCAGACACTGCTCCTACCACTGCTATCAATAACGTAAAATGGTACGTTCCTGGTGGTGGATTCTGGGATGTGGCTCATCAGGTGTACGTGAGTACAGCAACTGCCTATTCTCAGTCAACAGGAACTCAGAGCGTGAGTGGTGCTCTAATGACTCCATCTGGCGATCTAGCTAGTGGTTTTGTTAGTGCTTCAATGCTTACTGTTGGTGGTTCTGGTTCTGCTGCTACGGGTAGATGCAGTAATATTCTGCAGCTTCAGCTTCATATAACATCTGGTGCTTCACCGGGAACACAGGCCGCTAAGACACTTACTTGGCAGTACGACGAGACCTAAGAAATATTTATTCTTTAC